GCAATAGGCACTTCAGGTGTCGTTACTTCGTCCTTTACCTTACCCTGTAATGCCTTTATTGCTAAAAATCCTATAGGTATTGCTAGTAGATCTGTTATTTTACTCAAATTACACCTTCGTAACTACCGACCAAATATAGAAGTGCGACCCTCATTACGATTTTTTCTACAAATGAAGCTGTGAACCAGTCGGGCAATTCTATATGGTATATGTTCATTGACATTCATTATTTAACACGTTTATATGCATTCATTATATCTTTATGTAATGCAAATAATTTACTAACGCTCATTGGCACAAAACTTTCGGGATGTCCCATTTTGTCTAATGTTATGTCGTATACGTTATTAGCTGTTTTTAGTAACTTACTTTTTACCTGTGCTTTTGTTAATTTTTTCTTTGGCATGTTTATACAATCCTCATAAATGCGCATTCTATTGTAGCTTCGCCGCCACTATTGTTTGTGATTTTAAATTGTAATACTTTTTGATTTCTTAACCTTTCTTGAATATAAAAAAAATCCCATACATTAGCCGTTAATACTTCGGCACTATCATCAACACCAACATTAAACCCGTTATTGCCAGCGTAAAGAACTTCTATACCTGATGCGGCATTTATCGGACTAAGATTAGCAAAACTAATACTATCTGGACCCATAATTGATTGCATCGCATAATTGCCTGTGCTAGTTGTTTTTAATGCAATTATTAAATCTTTGTAACCAGTCATATCAAGCGGCCAAGTGCCGTTAGGGTTTGTTGTTGGTGTTAATATGTCTTGACCGTTTTGAACGGCTTCATCCTTTGTAAATGCAAAAAATTCCTTATCACTAGCCTTTACACCCTTCCACTCGCCATTCTCATCAATAACGCCAGTATCTACACTGGGGTAAATCATTTGATTTACATCAACGTAACCTTCAACAGGAGTCTGTCCGACCCCTGCCTCGCTAGTTAACGAGAAAGGGGCATACGCCTTTCTCTTTTTGTCCATTAATTACCTTATGCGAATACTAATGTAACAGACATTTGAGCTGTGCCAACGTCTGTGTCCATTGCTCCAGCAATAGAAACTTGGTTTGATGCTGTAACTGGTATAGCTACATCCAAAGCAAACGGTAAGTTAGTCATTCCGTTAGATGCTGGTGTTCCATCTACGCCTTGGCTTCCTACTGTCATGGTTTGTTGCTCACTTAGACCGTCGCCAGTTAATTGAACTGCAAAAGTAGCAGCTCCATTAGTTGCGCTGTCACTTGAAACGCTTGCAATAATACCAACTATTGCACTTGTACCTGCTGGAACCTGAACGGATCCAGTTGTTGATTGTCCATATAAGCTAGTTAAAGCCGTAAATGAATCTGCTGCTGTTATACTTCCTTCCCTTACACGATATGATGCCATGTTTATTTTCCTATAGTTTAACTCTTAGTGGGCCGAGTTTAGCCAATGTACCAGATGCAAACCCTTTAGCTGCAAACTTTGCAACTGCAGCTGCGCCTAGTGTGCCTATAATTTTAGACTTATTGCTCATTACTTTAGCGCTCATGTTATTGATCGCGCCCTTTAAATTGCCATTTAATGCAGTTTGTACACTGTCTGCAAAGCCAGTACTTTGTGCTAAAGACAAAGCTGTCCCTGCTTCAATTGCACTAATATTAAAGCTCTTTTTTGCCCTACGTCTTGGGGCCTTACGTCTTGGTGCCATGTAAGGGCACTAACGCATACTGTATTTAATTATGTCGGTTTTATCCTCTTTACAATCCTCACATAGCCAGCGGCCTTTGTTTTCATCAAAGCCCCTATACGCATTACACTTAGTACACCATGTAGATGGCTTGCGTTCTCCTTGATTTAGATCTATTAACATTGCTTTTCTAATTAACTCATGTATAAATGTAGATAATTTTAGACCTTGAGCTTCTGCTTTTTCCTGTGCCCACATAATTTCCTTAGCTCCTATTGTAAAAGCTTTCTGCACTTTAAACTCTTTTTTACGTCCCATTATTTAACCTCCTGTATTTTCTTCTTCTATAAACGTTTTGCAAATATGTATAACAATGTTTACAATGTAATTCATCATATGAATGATCATGTCTTACGTATTTTTCACACCTCATACAAATCATATTAATTTCTCCTGGTTTATTTTATCTGCTAAATCTTCAGGGTATGCAATCTCTTCTAATTTTTTGCATGCCACAAATCTTTGTGGGTTTGACCCACATTTAGCTAATGCTACCAAAGCTCTCACTTCGATTTCTTGTTGTTTCAATTTGACTAGTTCGTATTGTACTATTGTCATGTGTTACTCCTTGAGAATTTACGAAATACAGTATCCTATATATAATTATATTATTATTTTATTATTAATAAACATAAGACTCTTAAAAAATTTTAAAATTAACCTACATACCAATTAATATAATAATAGTATAATATTATTTATTTAATAAATCTCTTATTTTTTGGGGTTTTAGACCTGTTTCTGGGCTGTTTACCCCCCCTTTTTCGTCGCTGTTAGCCTGTTGCGAAGCAATCAGGCCCCCTAAATTGGCCTTATTAGCTGCATACTCTACAAGCATACTGGTCCAATCGCCAGCTTTAGCCGCTTTACGTATGCCAGTCATAGGATCTAACTTCTGTGCTTTCTGTGTCATAGCTCCAATAGAACCAAAAAAAGAATCTTGAAAAGCCTGTAACTTATCGTGTGTTCTATCTTCTATTTCACTAATAACTGGGTCTAATTTTTCGACGAGCCACCCTTCTTCGTCAATCTTAGCTTCCCAAGTGTCAATAATCCAATCGCGGATAATCCAACGGTACAGCCCTAAAATAAGTACAATCTCAAGGGCAACAAACAACGGTAGTATAAATTGTGTTAACTCCATAACACAGACATTTGGGCCCTATATTTCAAGGTACTTAATGAACGACTAAAAAGTTGGGGCCCGTAAAGTCTAAACAGAAGGAACGCCTATATCTTTTAATCCACTTAAATCAAGATCTGGCACTAAATTGCCAAGACCTTCAGATATTGCATCTAATAATTCTCCGCCTTTCTTTTCGGCCAAGACTGCTAACACGATTGGAGTAACGACAATAGCTACAGCCTTGACCAACTCAGCAGATGCAGGGCCTTCAAAAAAGGCCTTGCTTGTTAAACTGTTGTTATAGTTGTCTACAGCTTGTTTTTGTAACTTAGTTACTTTCTTTAACGTAAAACCGTCAGGCACTAACGCAAACGGCATTACTTTAGCCACCAAGCGTCAAACTCAAGTTCCTTGTATTTGAAGTCTTTTAGTTTGGCGATGTCACTAGTTCCGTTAGATGGTTCAAAGTCTGCGGCAGTCTCGGGAAAAATAGGTACACCTATGTCTTCGTAATCAATTCCAAATCCTAAACCTGTACCCGGACCTGTAGGTGTTGGCCCACCGTTTTGTGTTCCACCTCCGCCAATTAACGGGCCTACAAATCCAATAGGACCAATGTCTAACGGTTTAATAAAAGGGTCAGCAATAGGCACTTCAGGTGTCGTTACTTCGTCCTTTACCTTACCCTGTAATGCCTTTATTGCTAAAAATCCTATAGGTATTGCTAGTAGATCTGTTATTTTACTCAAATTACACCTTCGTAACTACC